TCCCTGCGCTATGGGATTCCAACCGGTGAAACGCTCTATACGATACGTTTCACTACCTTTGAGGATCAGCCGACGTCCAGGCTGCAGCGAAAGGCAGAACGAAAGAGGAAGCGTGTGAAAGAAACGCGCTCCTGTTTTCACTACATCCAGGACATCGAGCCTTTGCCTCATCCGGTACCGATGAGATGCATTCAAGTGGACAGCCCGTCGAGGCTCTACCTTGCGGGGCAGTCCTTTGTCCCGACACATAACAGCGAGCTCGGCGCAGCGCTTGCTCTGAACATGCTGGTGAATGATGACGAATGGAAGGCAGAGGTGTACTCCTGCGCATCAGACCGACAGCAGGCCGGCATTGTGTTTGATGTGGCCGCCGACATGGTCAGGCAATCGCCTGCTCTGTCCAGGCGGATTACACTCATCCCATCCACCAAACGCATGGTCTACCAGCCAACAGGCAGCATCTATCAGGTGCTGTCCAGCGAGGTGGCAACCAAGCACGGCTTGAACGTTTCGGCCTGCATCTTCGACGAACTCCATACCCAGCCGACACGAGCGCTCTATGACGTTATGACCCAGGGCTCCGGCGATGCCAGAAAGCAGCCGTTATGGGTCTTCCTGACCACGGCGGGCACCGACCGGAACTCCATCTGCTGGGAAATGCACCAGAAAGCGCTGGACATCATTGAAGGCCGCAAACATGACCCGAGATTCTATCCGGTGGTGTTCGGCTTGCCGGACGACGCCGACTGGACGGATGAGAAGAACTGGTATAAGTCGAATCCTTCTTTGGATTACACGATTGCCATCGATAAGGTGCGCGACGCTTTCCATAAAGCACAGGAGACCCCGGCGGATGAGAACATGTTCCGGCAGCTGCGCCTGAACCAGTGGGTGAAGCAGTCCATTCGCTGGATGCCCATGGACAAGTGGGATGAATGCGGGGGTGTGGTCAATCCCTATGAGCTGGAAGGCAGATTATGTTATGCAGGCTTGGATCTGTCATCCACCAGCGACTTGACTACCTTTGTCCTGGTCTTTCCACCTGAAGAAGAAGGAGAACCCTATATCGTTCTGCCTTTCTTCTGGCTGCCGGCGGAGACGCTGCAGCTGCGGGTACGACGAGATCATGTGATGTACGATCAGTGGGAAAAGCAAGGATATATCCTGACAACAGAAGGTAATGTCGTTCATTATGGCTTCATAGAAAAGTTCATCTGTGACCTGGGAGAACGCTACAACATCCGAGAAATTGCCTACGACCGGTGGAATGCCACCATGATGGTCCAGCAGTTGGAGGATGACGGCTTCACCATGGTTCCCTTCGGCCAGGGATACAGAGACATGAGCCCCCCTACGAAAGAACTGATGCGCATTGTGCTGGAAAAGAAACTGAACCATGGCGGGCATCCGGTGCTGCGGTGGAACATGGACAACACCTTCGTGAGGACTGACCCGGCTGGCAACCTAAAGATTGACAAACAAAAATCCACCGAGAAGGTGGATGGAGCTGTTGCGCTGGTGATGGCCCTTGATCGTGCTATGAAGAATCAAGGAGGCTCCGGTTCAGTTTATGATGACAGGGGTTTACTCTGGATATAGGGGGAAGTATGCCTAAGAAGCCAATGCGGCCATGTCGCCATCCGGGTTGTCCAAAACTCTCAGCCGAGGTGTATTGCGAGGAACATCGGCCCTTGAACGCGAGAGAGAATGCCACCGTCCGTGGCTACGACGCTAGATGGCGAGCTGCCAGGAAACGGTATCTGAGAGCTCATCCCTTATGCTTAGAATGTCAGCGTAATGGCAAGACGAGAGCTGCTACTATTATTGATCATATTCTTCCACATCGTGGTAACCAAGACCTATTCTGGGATCAAAGTAATTGGCAGCCATTATGCGCCCGCCACCATAACGAAAAAACCGGGAATGGTCTTTAGCAGAGATTTCTGATCAGGGAGTATCGACTAGTTCACCATCAACAACTGCAAGGTGAATATTCCCATTTTGCCAGGTCACTCGGATGTCTTCCGTTCCTGCATCAAGCAAGTTCATGATGACATCCCCGTTTGGAAAGTCATATCGATTGTCTTCACCGCAGGAAATGATTGCAATCTGAGGAGATACAGCTTGGATGAAATCATAAGAACTGGCATTATCTGATCCATGCTTGCCAACCTTAAGCACGTCTGCCTTAAGGGGATATTTATCGTCGTACATCAGCATTACTTCTTCAGATCCCATCTCCGCATCTCCAGTAAAGAGAAAGCGCACTCCCTGATACTCAATCATCAAAACCATTGACCAATTATCTTCCTGGCTGAAGAGTACCGGATGGGGGCCGTATACAGTAATCGTTGCACTGCCGAGGCTGAAGGTGTCGCCAACAAAAGGATACACCTTGTTTACACCGTATTCTTCAGCTGCACTGATCACTGCGAGGTAAGATTTGTTCGTTGTTTTGTCTTCAATTGGCGGCAGCAAGATGGTGTGAGGCCTGTAGAGCATAATCACTTCATCAAGATAAGCATTGTGGTCCCGATCTGGATGCGTTGCTACGACCATATCTATCTGGTCAACATCAAGAGAAAATAACGCGCCTTGGACATCCATTCCTTTATTCTTTGTTGTTGCGTCAATAATCAGGGTTTCGCCATCACATTTAACAATGGAGCACTCCCCCTGGCCTACATCCAGAAAGACAACATCAAAGCCTGATTCCGCGCCGCCTGCCAATGCAATCAGAACGATTGACAGCAATAAGAGGATTTGAACTTTATACCTAGACATCATCTAATCCCCGAATCATTCTTCTCTGTTTTGAAGGTAATTGTCTCACCGTCGCTAAAGCAGATGATATGTCCGTCCCTGTCTGTTCTGTAGATGCTTACTTTTGCTGTCTTAAGCCGATCGAGGGTATATGGAGATGGATGACCATAACTGTTATCCTCTCCAACCGATATTACCACATATTTGGGCTTAACCGCCTGTAGGAGAGTAAATGATGTGGAGGTTTCTCCGCCATGATGACCTGCCTTGATCAAGTCAGATTTGAGCTTATAGAGTTTATCATGGCTTGCCATAATCATATCAGCTTCAACACTGAGCTCTGCGTCACCCATGAACAGGAAAGAAGTAGCGCCATATGAAACCCGAATGACAAGTGACCAGTCATTTTCTTTCAGATAGTTTGTACGAAGGGGAGTGAGGAATTGCAATGTGGCAGAACCTAACGGATATGAATCGCCAGCTTTTGGCACTTGCAACGATTTCCCTTGCTTACTGACATATCTGAGGAAATCATGGAATGCTTCCGAATCATACTCCAGCACAGGCGAGAAAACTTTTCCCACTGAACACGCATTTAACGCGCCAGACAAACCTCCTACATGGTCTTCGTGAGGATGCGTGTTGACCATGAAGTCAATATGAGAAACATTGAGCGTATTCTTCAGGTATGAAAACACTAGGCTGCTATCGGCGGAATTACCCCCATCAATCATTAGGACTTCACCATCACAGATGATGATGGCAGAATCAGCTTGTCCAACATCAAGGAAATGAATCTCAAATCCTTCTGCAACTTGGTCCGCAAAAGACACCGGGCTAATAACGATGATGGCAAGTAGAATGAAAACTGCAAGCAAGGCTTGTTGGATTCTTTTCATGATTTCATTATATGCGTTTTGAAGCACGCTATCAAATCATTCGCTTTCAGGAGGTGATTCTTTATCAATCTGTTCAGCTTTTTCAAAGCAAGAGATAAGCCGACCAACTCTGTCAGTTCCGTACCGTCCTTTCTCTTTGGACCAAGCGGGGCCGGCAAGTCGGTCAGTGTGCAGTCTGCTATTCAGGTATCGGCTGTATATGCGTGTGTGCGTGTGATTGCGGAGACCATCGCAAGCCTGCCACTGCACGTTTACAAGTCAACAGATGAAGGCAGTGCAAAGGCCACAGAGCATGTGCTCTACCGCATTCTGCATAATGAGCCGAACCGCGAAATGACCTCCTTCATCCTGCGGGAAACGATGCTGACGCACTTGCTGTTGTGGGGCAACTCCTATAGCCAGATCATCCGCACCGGGCGCAATCAAATCGACAGCCTATACCCCTTGTTGCCTGATCACATGGAGGTCGACCGCGACAGCAAAGGTAAGCTCACCTACACCTACACAACCAGTGAGGGCAAAGTTTACCGCTTAGCATCCGAGGAAGTACTGCACATCCCCGGACTCGGTTTTGATGGCGTGGTTGGCTACAGCCCGATTGCACTGGAGAAGAACGCCATCGGCCTGGGGCTTGCCGCGGAGGAGTATGGCAGCAAGTTCTTCTCCAACGGCGCGCGCCCCTCCGGCATCCTGACCCACCCCAACACGGTCAAGAACCCCAAGGTTCTCCGAGAAAGCTGGAACACGGCATACGGCGGATCCTCCAATAGCGGGCGAGTGGCCATCCTGGAAGAGGGCATGAAGTTTGAAACGATCTCTATGCCGAACAACGAAGCGCAGTTCCTGGAGACCCGGAAATTCCAGGTGTCAGAAATCTGCCGCATCTTCCGCGTGCCGCCCCACTTGGTAGGCGATCTGGAGCACGCCACATTCAGCAACATCGAGCATCAGTCCATTTCGTTTGCGGTTCACACCATAAGACCCTGGCTCGTGCGGATCGAGCAAGCTATCAATCGCTCGCTTTTTTCGGAAAGGGAGAAGGTTCACTTCTACGCTCAGTTCAACATCGACGGGCTGATGCGAGGGGCTTACAAGGAACGCATGGAAGGCTATGCCATCGCGAGGCAGAATGGATGGATGAGCGCCAACGACATCCGGGAGCTCGAAAACATGAACCCGATTCCTGATTCAGAGGGAGGAAACACTTATCTTGTGAATGGAAATATGAGTGAAATTTCAAGAACGCAAAAGGAGGTGCCGTTGATTGGTCAATAAATTTTGGGCTTGGGTACAGAAGGAGGACAGTGGGGAGCGCACACTCTATCTGGAAGGGGTGATCGCTGAAGAGTCCTGGTTTGAGGATGATGTGACACCTGCGGCCTTCAAAGCAGATCTCTCTGCCGGCAGTGGACCGATTACCCTGCATATCAATTCACCAGGAGGGGACTGTATCGCTGCCTCGCAGATCTACACCATGCTTATGGACTACCCACATGATGTGAAAGTCCAGATTGACGGCATCGCGGCGAGTGCGGCTTCTGTCATCGCGATGGCTGGAACAAAGGTCAGCATGTCGCCCACCAGCTTAATGATGCTGCACAATCCGTTCACTGTCGCGCTTGGAGACAGCGAAGAAATGCGAAAGGCCATTCAACTGCTGGATGAGGTCAAGGAAAGCATTATCAATGCCTATGAGATCAAGACTGGGCTGTCCCGAGCGCGTCTGAGCCAGATGATGGACTCAGAGACCTGGATGAACGCGCAAAAGGCCTTGGAGCTCGGCTTCTGCGATGAAGTGCTGTTCCAGCCGGAGAAGGTTGATAAGGTTCAGAATAGCTTCACTTTCTCACGTCGGGCCGTCAACAACTGCC